AGAGCGGGTGCAGGATTTGGAGCCGCCCGGCGTGGACCGCTGGAAATACTAGGAATTTTATTTCGGGAGGATTTTCTATGCGTACGTTCTTACTGTCGATTTTTGCGATTTTCGTCTTGTCTGCATGCCAGACAATTGATACAGCGCCGCCCACCGAAGTGGCGGGCGCCTGCGCGGAAGGACACGTTCCGCTCGATGAATTCATCGCCGCCAATCTGCCGCCGGCCGGATCGAAGTACATAATCGGGCAGCTTACCGCCGAGCGCACAGTTCAGTTCATTGAGCGCTTCAACGCCATGTTTCACTCGGAAGAACCGATCGTTGCGGACGGCGTCAGTATCATAACGGCGGAAGGCTACCCTAATTCGTTCGTTATTTTTACCGTGGGCGAGTGCGCTGCCAAGGCGATGTTCTTCAAGAACGAGTTGGTCGGCTACTGGCTGAACGGCGTCGCGGGCGAGAACGCCTGACCGGCGTTTTGCTCCCATGACATCGGAGGATAAAAAATGCCCCAAATGCGGTTCGCGCGTTGTCAAGTGCGCGAGGGCTGAAAGTGGGCGGCAGCGGTGGAAATGCACTTCCTGCAGCCACCGCACCACAAATCCCTGGCAGGATGCGCCCGAAGCGGTCGTTTTCCCTGACAGGATCCCGAAATCGAACCGGTACATTTTCACCGCGGCGCAGAACGCGACTCCGGTTCACAAAGGCTTTCTTCAGAATCTGACCAAATATGCAGCCAAGGTCGGCGCGTGTCTTGTGATCATCCCGTTTCGGTATCGAAACCCGACATCGCAGTGGACGGAGTCGAACGAGTCCGCCGAGTGGTGGGCAAAAGAGACGGTGCCGCACCTGTACGACGGGCGGTTTGACCTCAACAACAACCTGACGGTCATGGCGGACATCAAGGTCCAGCCGACCGCCGAACAGCCGTTAAGCGGTCTGGAATCCGTTTCCGGTTCGCGGTCTTCGATCATCGGGCACCCCCGGGTATCGATGAAGACGGTCCCGACGCCGGGGCACATGCTGCCAAAAATCCTGACAACGACAGGCGCGGTAACGGTCGAGAACTACAGCGACACGAAAGCCGGCAAGAAGGGCGAGTTTCACCACACGCTCGGCGCGTTGATGGTCGAGTTGAAAGGCAAGCGGTTTCACCTGCGAACGATCCTGGCTGAGCCGAGCGGCGATTTCATCGATCTGGACCACCTGGTAACAGGCGGGAAGGTGAAGAAGGCGCCGCCTATGAAGGCGCTGATCATGGGCGACACCCATGTCGATTTCGTCGACCCCAAAGTCGTCAAGGCGACGTTTGAGGACGGGCAGAGCATGGTGAAGCGGCTTCGGCCGCGGCACCTCGTCTGGCATGACCTTATCGACTTCTACAGCCGGAACCATCACCACAAGGGCAACCCGATAACGGCGTTCGTCAAACACCAGAGCGGGATGGGCGACGTTCGGCAGGAAGTTCAGCGCGCGTGTGCGTTCGTCGACAAGCATTGCCCGAAAGGCACTGTCAACGTCCTTGTTCCGTCGAACCACCCGGAAGCGATGAGCCGTTGGCTTCGCGAAACGGATTGGCGGGTGGACCCCGAAAACGCGGAATTCTATCTTGAAACAGCGCTGGCGGTCGTTCGTTCCGCGAAGATGACGCAGCACGGCGTATCGGCTGCCGACCCATTTACCTATTGGGCGCGTAAGCTGATCAAGAGCGACACGATTTACCTGTCGTCCGATGAGTCGTTTCGTGTCGGCGATCATGAGCTCGGCTATCACGGCGACAAAGGCGCCAATGGCGCTCGGGGCACAATTCGGGCGTTTGCACGGATCGGGCCGAAGACCTTCATCGGGCACAGCCATTCGCCGGGTTGGTTTGAAGGCTGCAAGCAGGTTGGCACCAGCACTCACTTGAAGCTGGAGTACAACAGCGGGCTTTCGTCGTGGCTGCACACGCATGGCGGCATCTACGCGAACGGCAAGCCGGTGCTGCTGAATATCATTGACGGCGAATGGTGTCTGCCGTGAGCAAACCGGGTTGGCTGCAGAACGACCTGGAGGCGTTTCGCGAGAAAAATAACGCAGAAACGTACCAGGGCTACCTGCAGATTTCGCACGACTGGAAACAGCGCGAAGCGCGCGAGCATCTGGCCGACTTCATCGAATACATGCTGTTCGATGTCGACGACGAGGAAAACGTCGCCAAGTCGGAATTCGTCCGCGCGCCACACAGTATGTTGCTGTGCGATCTGGTCGAGCAGATGGAGGCGGGCAAGCGGACGCACACGGCTGTTTCCATCCCGCCGCAGCACGGCAAGACGATCACAATTTCACTTTACGGTCTGGCGTGGACCTGGGCGAGAAATCCGCGCGCTAAGATAATCGTGATTTCATATAACCAGGACCGCGCGGACAAATACGGCGCCGACCTTCGATCGGTGGTTCAAAGTGCGCGTTTCCGGAAGGTCTTTCCGGACTTCGAATTGACGCCGGAAAGCAAGTCGAAAAGCTACCAGCAGAACATCGCTGGCGGCTCGATCATTTTCCGTGGCGCAGGCAGCGGCATCACCGGTTACACCGGCGATTTCATCATCATCGACGATCCTTATAAAGGCGACGACGAGGAATTCACGCCGGAAGCGCTGGAATCGCTTTGGGACTGGTTCTACAAGGTCACGGTATCCCGCGCGAACAAGCGCACCCGCGTTTTCGTCGTTCATACCCGATGGGTGGAGGACGATCTGATTGGGCGGCTGTGCGACCCGACGCATCCGGAGCGCGACGGTCTTTACGCCGGCATCGCCGATAGCTGGTTCTTCTTCAACCTGCCCGGCGTCATCACCGAACGGCCGCTCGCCGATATGCTGGGCCTCGACATGGAGATCCCGCTTGAGCGGAAAGTGGTAGAGCAATTCGGCGTCAAACCGATGGCGTGTCTTTGGGATGACGATTGCAAGGATTCGAAGTCGCTGTCGATGTACGCGGACTGGAAGCGCGGCAACCCCCGCACCTTCTCCGCGCTGGTCATGGGCAAGCCGACGCCGGATGACGGGCTGTTCTTCAAGAACGAGCACATTGTCGAATACGACCCGCACGATTTGCCATCCTTTGACCAGATGCGGGTCTATGCCGCTTCAGATCACGCGGTGTCGGAAAAACAGAAGCGTGACTTCACGATTTTGGGCTGCGTCGGCATCGACCAGTACGACAATGTGTGGGTTTTGCCCGATCTGGTGTTCGAGCGGATGGAGACCGACCGGACGGTCGAGGAAATCATCCGGCAGATCAAGAAGAACAAGCCGACGCTGTGGTGGATGGAAAGCGAATTGGTGTCGAAGTCATTCGGCCCGTTTTTGCGGAAGCGCATGATGGAAACCAAGGCGTATTGCGCGATAGAGCCGGTCACGCCGTCCAAGGATAAGAGGACGAGAGCGCAGTCTATCCGGGCGCTCATGTCGATGGGCAAGGTACGGTTTCCGCGCTACGCACACTGGTGGAACGACGCGAAAAACCAGATTTTGCGCTTCCCGTATGCAACCAATGACGACTTTGTCGACTGGATGTCGCACATCGGTAACGGGCTGGATTCCGAGGTCGGAAAAAGCGCGGCTAGAAAAGTCCCTGACGATGTGGTAAAAGTCGGTTCTTGGGATTGGATTCAATCGGCGTCGAATTCGCGAAAAGCCGCAGAATTCGCCAAAAGGTCGGGTTGGTGATGGATATAACGGAGCTTTTTACTAGGTACCTGATGGGGGCCGACTCCCCGCGAGCGCCGGGGGAAATGCTACCTGTGGGCGGCAATGTTCTCAGATCCACTGCGGACCCCATAGGCGATTATCGGGCGGCGGAGTTAGCGCACAGCGATGCGGTGGACGGTATGGAGGGGTTGCGGCTGCGCCGTAAGTTGTTCGGCGGTGGCGAAGGTCATAACGGGTTTGCGAATCTAGGCGTTCGCAACGACGGGTTTGAAGGGGCAGCGCGCCGGAGAGGGATCGCGTCTCGGAATATGGGGGAGTTTGACGCATATATGCGCCAGCTCATGAAGGGCGGCCAGTGATGGAAGAAACCGAAGTATCGGGTACGCAGCGAAGCGAGCCGGAGGTCGATGCCGCGCGGAAAGCCGCCGTGTCGCAGTGGGGCCAAAGGCTGACTGCGGCGAAGACGTACTGGAAGGATGACTTCGACCGTATGCGCGAGGATATGCACCTTGCGAAATACGGGTGCAGCAAAGAGTGGAAGAAAAGCGGCAGTTTTGTCGTTCCGATCATTAACCGCCACATCAACCAGGCCGTATCGCAGCTATACGCCAAAAACCCGACCGCTACGGCGACGCGCCGCAAGCGTCTCATGGCGTCGGTTTGGGACGGCAAAGGCGAGACGCTGCAGGCGGCTATCGATGTCGCCATGAGCGGCATGGCGTCTCTGCAGGACATGGCTGTGCTGCAGGACGCGATCGCTGTCAAGCAGTATAACGACCAGCTTGACCGCATCGGCGAGACGCTGGAAATCCTGTACG